GTAAAATATTAAATACTCAAAAAGCAACTTTAGCACAAATTCAGAAAAATGCAGAAATTATGACCATGATTGATGCATTTGGATTACATATTGATGCAAAGACAATGAAAGTTACTTATAATAAAGAAGATTTGCGTTATGGTAAAATTATCATTATGTCTGATGCAGATGTAGATGGTGCTCATATTAAAAATCTGTTTTATACTTTTATATGGAATTTTTGTCCAGAACTTATTATGGATGGATATGTTTATGCAGGAGTTCCGCCTCTTTATAAAGTAACAATAGGTAAAGAATATAAGTATATTAAGAATGATGAAGAACTTGAACAGTTTAGAAAAGATAATCAAGGTAAAAGATATGTGGTTGGTCGGATGAAAGGTCTCGGTGAAATGGATGTTGAAGAAACTGAAGAAACATTAACTAAGCCAGATAAACGAATTATTAAGCAAATTACTGTTGAAGATGCAAAAGCAACGAGTATTTTGTTTGAGCAGTTAATGGGAACTGGGGTAACCGCAAGAAAGATGTATATTAAGGAACATAGTAAGGAGGCAACTTATAATGCAGAATGATGTAAAACAAGAACTCGGCACTAATTTTATTGAATATGCAGTTGCTGTCAATACAGACCGAGCTATTCCGGATGCAAAGTCTGGATTAAAGCCTGTTGCAAAAAGAATTTTATGGTCTGCATATGAAGAAGGTAGAACTTCTTCTAAGCCTCATGTTAAAGCAGCTAGAATCGTAGGAGATGTAATGGGTAAATATCATCCGCATGGAGATTCTAGTATTTATGGAGCAATGACTAGACTATCTCAAGATTGGGTTATGCGTTATCCGCTTATTGATTGGCATGGCAGTAATGGTAACATTTCTGGTGACGGAGCCGCGGCAATGCGTTATACTGAAGCAAGATTATCTAAACTTGCGGAAGACGGTATGCTATCTGGATTAAAAAAGAAAAATGTAGATTTTGTATTAAATTTTGACGAAAGTCTTGAAGAACCAATTACTTTACCAGCAGCTTTTCCTAATCTTTTATGCAATCCAAATACAGGTATTGGTGTTGCGATGGCTTGTAATTGGTTGCCGCATAACTTAACTGAAGTTGCACAAGCAATTTATGATTATATGGATGGTAATGAAGTGAGTTTACCTGGTCCAGATTTTCCAACAGGTGGTATTATTATCAATAAAAATGATATTCCTAATATTTTAAAAACTGGACATGGAAGTGTTAAAGTTCGTGGCAAATATAAGACTGAAAAACAAAATATTGTTTTTTATGAAATTCCTTATGGCACTACAATAGAAGGATTATTAAATGAAATTGGTGAAGTTTGTGATGCTAAAGAAATTGAAGGCGTTGTAGAAGCTCACGATGAAAGTAACAAAAAAGGAATTAGAATTGTTATAGAATGTGAAAAAAATGCAAACTTAGATAGCATTGCAATGAAATTATATAATAAGACTAATTTGCAAACTTCTATTTCATATAATCAAGTTGCTTTAATTGATAAAACACCAACTGAATTAGGTTTAGTTGATTGTATTAAAATTTATATTGACCATAATCTTAATTGTATCCAAAGAGAAGCAGAATTTGATTTAGAAAAAGCAATGGATAGATTGGAGATTGTCAATGGCTTAATTAAAGCTCTTGAAGATATTGATAATATTATTGCTTTAATTAAAGGTTCTGAAAGTGCGGCAGCCGCGAAAGAAGCGTTAATATCTAAATATCAGTTTACAGAAAATCAAGCTAAAGCAATTTTGGCAATGCGATTAAGTAGTTTAGCAAAACTGGAAAAAGTTGAGTTAAATAAAGAAAAAGAAGAACTTGAAACTAAGGTTACAGATTTAAAAGATATTATATCTAGTAAGTCAAGAAAAGAAACTATCTTAAAAGAGAAACTTCAAACTTTAGTAAAGAAATATGGTGATTCCCGCAGAACAGAATTGGCTCAAATTGAAGTACCAAAAGAAGAAAAAGAGATTGCGGAAGTAATCCCTGAAGATGTAGTAGTTATTATTACTCAGTCGGGAGAAATTAAGAGAATCCCAAAAAGTTCTTTTAGAACTCAGAAAAGAAATGGTAAAGGCGTTAAGAGTGAGGATGATGCTATCTTAGATACGATTTCTACTAACACTATTGATAATTTAATGCTTTTTACATCAAAAGGTAAAATGTATAAAATGTTAGTAGATAATGTTCCTATTGGAACAAATGTATCTAAAGGTATTAAAGTAAGTTCTCTTATTACTATGGATGCTGATGAAAAAATTATTGCGGTAAGTTCATTGCAAAGAAAAACTAATGCTCAATATGTTATTTTTATTACTAAAAAAGGTTTAATTAAAAAGACATATTTAGAAGAATATACTTCTGTAAAGAGAAGCACTGGTATTGCGGCAATTAAACTAAAAGAAGGAGATTCTTTAGCTAATGTTACATTTATTGATACAGAAGAAATGTTAATTATTACAAAAGAAGGAATGTCTATTAGATTTGAAACTAAAGATATTGCTCCTATTGGTCGTGTAACTTCTGGTGTTAAATCAATTAAATTAGCAGATAATGATGAAGTAGTAATTGGATTACCAATTCATAAAGAAACTGATAAGGTTGCAGTATTTACAACTAAAGGTTTTAGTAAGAAATGTAATATGGATGAATTTCCTCTTCAAGCTAGAGCAGGTAAAGGTATTGCAGTGTATAAACCTACTGATATTACAGGTAAAGTTGTGGGCGCGGCTATGGTAGATGAAAAAGATAGTATATTATTAGTAGGTAGTCCAAATTCTATTTGTATATCAGCAACAGATATTCCATTATTAAGTAGAATTAGTATGGGAAATATAATGATAAAAAATACAGTAACATCAATAGTTAAGTTATAATAACTTAACTATTGATTAGTTATTATAAAAAGGAGAGCGATAAGAATGGCAACTTTTAATAAAGAAAAAATACAAGAATTATATCCAGAAGCAGTAATGTATGAAGCAATGTTAATTCATCAAAGTACAGATACATCTTTACAAAATGCTTGTAATAGTGGGGATTATTTTGGTGAATTAAAGAAAGATGGATATTGGTATCAATTTGAAAAGCATGAAAATCACTCTTATTTATTTTCTCGTACCGCAAGTAAAAAAACTGGATTACAAGCAGAAAAATCTGAAAATGTTCCACATATAGTTCAGGCTTTTGATTGTTTACCGCCACATACTATTTTAGTTGGAGAAGTGTATTATCCTGGCGGAAGTTCAAAAAATGTTACTGAAATTATGGGATGTTTACCAGCAAAAGCCATTGAAAGACAGAATGGACAATGGGGACAAATTCATTATTATTTACATGATATTCTTATGTATGATGGAGTTGATTTAGTTCGTAATAAAGTAAATAATGAAACAAGATATAAAATCTTACAAAAAATTTATGAATTGCATAAATTAAATCAATATTCTTTTATTGAACTCGCGGAAGCCTGGACTGATAACCTCTATGAACGCGTTGGTAGTGCGCTTGCCGCAGGTGAAGAAGGAATGGTTATTAAAAAGAAAACTGGAATATATGAACCAGGTAAAAGACCAGATAGCAATTTAAAAGCAAAAAAGGTAGATTTTGCAGATGTTGTAATTATTGGTTTTGAAGAACCAACTAAAGAATATTATGGTAAAGAAATTGAAAATTGGCAATATTGGATAGGAACTGATGACCACGAATATCGTTATCCTGTTGGATATCATTATGGAGAGCCTTGTGCTATTGCTGTAACTAAGCCTTATTATATGGAATGGTATAATTCTCGTATTCATATTGGAGCATATAATAAAGAAGGTAAACTCGAAGATATAGGTATTATTCATTCTGGTATTTCTGACGAAATGAAAGAAGATATGAGTATAAATCCAGATAATTATTTAGGTAAAGTATGTGCAATTCAATGTATGGAAAAATCTAAAAGTGAACATACAATTAGACATGGCTTTTTTAAGTACATGAGAGAAGATAAGGATGCAAAAGACTGCATTATTGATACTATATTTTGAAAAATTTAAAAATTTTTGATAGAATAAATATATGAAAGATGAACGAAACAAAAGAATTAAAATAATCGCTAATAAAATCGTTGCTCTGGAAAAACAGTTGCAGTTGGGCGAAAATGTTAAAGAAATTCAACAGAAAATTGAAGATATAATGTCTTCCCTCTCTGTTGAAGATGTTTTGTTAGTCGATGATTATATTATGAAGAAAAAATTATTGACAAAATAAAAATTTTTTGATATAATATAATCATCAAGAGATGAGAATATCATCTAATAAATTACTATATATTATTTATATTTAAAGGAGAAAAATACAATGGCATTAAAAGAGAATAGTCGTAAAGTTTTTGATTATGTAAAGAGTTTAAACGGAGCAAATGTAACAGCAGCAGACATCGCGGAGGCTACTGGACTTGAAGTTCGTAGCGTAAATGGTATCGTTACTTCAGCTTTCCAGAAGAAAGGTTTGATGGAGAGAATTCCTGCTGAGGTTGAGCTTGAAGATGGCACTCATAAGGCTGTAAAATTCATTAAGTTGACCGCAGATGGTGAGTCTTTCGACCCGGACGCTCCAGACCCAGAGAAGGCTTAATTATACATAAAACTCTATGAGGAGCTAAATATCTCCTCATTTTTTTTATAGTTATATATATGATTTTTGAAATAATATTTTTTATTATTGCATTATGTATTTTAAGTATTGGAATTAAATTATATATAGATGCAAATAAAATAAAAGTTTCTAAAAGTACAGAACAATCTATTATAGAAGA